TGAGTCTCTAGATGCTATTTTCGATATAACTAAGTCATCACAATCCCTCCCACAAATTCTGGGATCAACGGTTAATTCTTGCAAAGGATCTAGAACTATCTTCGCAGACTGATCATATCCTATTGTATGGGAACCATTAATAAAAGGCTCGCACCTAACATATTTGGGTTCTGATATAACAACAGGTTTCGACCATCCGAAGAGTGCTGATAATTGTGCTAAGCCACTAAAAAACATGGCACTAGCAACCGCGTAAGGTTCAATGAAATCAATAGCTGACACCATCTCCGAAATGTTTGCGAGACGACTAGCTATGTTTTCAACAGGACCTATTTTCCTTTCATCTCCAGATTCAGTAGTAATCTGTATCTGAGTTCCTGTGGCAGTTCCTAACTCTACATCCTCCATATAAGCATAAACTTGTAGGTAAATGTTAGAAGGGGTAGCTGAAACACTCTTAATCTGATTCAAAGAATATAAGTATAGAGTCCCAGTATCATAAAAATCGTCTAAGCTTGTACTAGACCCCAATACTGCTGTGCTCCCTGTATTAAATAAACGATGCATTGGCTTAGTAGAAATAAAAGGACATCTAATCTCCACAGGCTTATTATCGTTTATATTAATTACCGTGGAACCATCAGATTGAGACAAATAAGTAAGTAATAATGGTCTCAAAGGTACGGCAGCAGCAATACCTGTTTCGACCCATTTCAAATTTTCATTGTAATCTGCGGAAGGTTGGTAAGATCCCATAAAACGACCAGAGTGAAAAGGTGTTCCAGAGAAAGATAGACGTATTACCAAATTTCCTCTAAAATATGCGAAATTACGCCATTTCGCGCGCACCGAAGGAATGAGACTATAAAGGTCCCATATTCGGAGTTTAAGTGAATAGTCTGTACTAGCTGAAAGCGAAGCTTTATAAATTTCAACAGGACGAGCAAAAAAGTCGTCCATTGATAACAAATTGGATTGTCCCTGTTGAGCATTACGTGAGCGTCCAGCAGATTCCTTCTCCAATTCAACACCAGCTGCTTCGGCAAAGTTTTCATCCTCCTGAAAGGTGGAAACTGTGCCAGAACTTTGATGTGAATCAGAAATGTCAGCTTCAGCTACAGCTATTTTGTCAAGTAAATTACTAATTACTAAATAAGTTTCTTTCCAAGCGGCTAATTTATTCTTTACATAAAG